CTTCACGGCAAGCGTGAAGACGAGTGGGGCGGGCGTTCCGGTCCGCCCGCACACCCGCGCTGTCGGTGCGGCGTCAGACTGGAGCGGGTAAATGCGGGTTAGCGTCTCTGTCGATCTCGACAACGCATTGCGCAAACTGCTGCCGCGTTCGGCGCAGATTGAGGCGGCGCTTGACGCGGGCGCGGCGGCGGCACATAGTGTGATGCAGGTCTACCCGCCCCCGCCCGCCGGATCGCAGTATCGGCGAACGGGGAACTTACGGCAGAAGTTGCGGATCAAGAAACCGTCGAAAACGATGCGTATCGTTGAGAACACCGCATCCTATGCACGCTACGTCTACGGAATGCCGCAGGCGCGGGCGCATCGCGGGCGGTGGGCGTCGCTGAAAGACGCGGCAGAGGCGGCGCTGAAGGAAGCGCTTGCGGTGCTGAAGGAGAGGGGGAGGTGAGAGATGGAGTGGCAGACCGCGCCGGGCGCGGCGCTGAAGGCGGCGTACACCGGCGACGTTGAAGGACTGCTGGTGGTGTTCGGCAATCCCGACACCGTTGATCTCGAAAACGAGTTTTTCACGAGAGATACCGATTTCGGGCGGTTGCGTGAAACCCCGATCTGGTTGAACCACACACAACCCATCAAAACGGCGGGCGGGGTTATTCTCGTTGAAGAACCGATAGGCTACGGCGCACTGGAGTTGACCGATGAGGGCGTTATCGTTCGTGGATTACTCGACGCCAAATACCGCTACCTTGCGCAGATCGCGTCGGAGATGGGCTGGTCAAGCGGTACGGCGGCGCATCTGGTGGTGCGTGAAGCGGTCGGAAAAGCGACATTCATCAAACGCTGGCTGCTGGGGCTGGACGCGAGTATTACGCCGACGCCCGCAGAGCCGCGCACAATGTTTCGGAATACGTATCGACTAGTCATCAAGTGAAGGAGGAGACGGGAGAGATGACGGAAATTGTGATGAATCAGTCGGAACTCGCTGCCGAGATCGCCGCGCGGCTGCGTGACGAGGTGGCGGCGGCGGTGAAGGCACAGAGCGTTGGGGTGGCAACAAGCGCACCCGCAGCGGAAGACGACGCATCGTTCGGCGATTTCTTGAAGTGTGTTGCGACCAACAACGTTCAGCGTCTGCGCGCGGTGTACAAGAGCAGCAAGGCGCTTGACGAGACGACCGGCGCGGGCGGCGGGTTTCTGGTGCCGACGCAGTTTGAGGAGCGCATCCGTGCGGTCGGCGCGCCGATGCTGTTCGACCAGTTGGTCGCCGCCGGGCGCGGTCCGCTGGTGCTGCGCACCAACGCCGCCGAATTAGCACTGCCGGTGCTGGAGCAAGACCAAGCGCCGAACGTCGAAAGCAGCGCCTTAGTCGGCGGCGTGCGGTTGGTCTGGCGTGAACAGAGTGCGGACGTTCAGGAGAGCGAGCCGCGCTTCGAGCAGCGCATCTTCCGCCCGCACGCGGCAGACGCCTACGTTGCCGCAGCGACGGAACTCATCACCGACGCGCCGCAAGCGCTGGAGGATACGCTGGTGTCGCTGTTCGGGCGCGCCTACGCGGTGCTGAAAGCGCGCGTGATGCTGCGCGGCACCGGCGTCGGGCAACCGCGCGGGATCGTTGGGCACCCGGCGGCGATCAGTGTGACGCGAGCAACGGGCGGTACGCAAGTCGAGAACGACACAAACACTATTCTGCAAATGATCCAGCGTCTGCTGCCCGGCAGCGCAACCGCCGTCTGGATCGCCCATCCGTTCTGGAGGGCGCGGTTGATGGCGACGCGGCTTGCGGAAACGCTGCTCTATACCGTCAACGGGCAGTCGCTTGTGTACGGCGACACCCTCGCGGGCATCCCGATTGCCTACAGCGAGCACCTGCCGACGGTGACGAGCGCCGGATCGCTCATTCTCGCCGATCTCTCGTACTACGCAATGGTGGAACGCGCATCGTTCAGCGTCGCGTTCAGTGAGCACGTGCGCTTCCTCAAGCGACAATCGGTGTGGCTGTTCGGCGTGCGGATTGACGGCGCGCCGCTCGTCAACGCGCCGCTGATTTTGGCGGACGGCGAGGGGAACAACACTGTTAGTCCGTTTGTCGAGATTGCTGCCGGGTCGCAGTAAGCGGGGCTGTCACAACACAGTATAGAAATAAAAGAAGATACTGTGTTGTGACGCTGCTGAAAGACACCGGCGGCGGGGAGTACTACGTTTGGGTAAGGCGGGCTGTCACAACACTGCATAGAAAGAAAAGAAGATGCGGTGTTGTGACGGCGGTTACGGATCAACGGTTGAACACACAACAGGCGCCGTCACAACACGCTCTATAAATAAAAGAGATGCAGGTGTTGTGACGGCGCACGAGAGGAGGAGCATACGATGCTTGTTCAGGAGACCATCCAACCGCTGCTGCGTTACTTCAACGCAGCGGCTTCCGGGGCGGATACGCCGGTTGTCAGCATCGCGAATGCGCAGGCGGTGCGTATCGTTGCACACACCGGGACGGTGACCGACACCGCGTCGTTGCAAGTACACGTCAACGACACAAACAACACAAACAACTCGGCGCAGTTGACGGATAAGGCAATCGCATCGCTGGCGTCTAACCGCACCTACGAGATTTTCGTTACCGGTGCGGAGGCATACGCAGCGAAACCGCACGCATCGCATATGTTTGTACGCATCGCCGGAACGGGTACGGCGCAGATTGCGATTGAGATTTCGGCGTTCCCGGCGCGTGACGTTCCCGTGACGCTGCCGACCGGCTGGACGCGCGTGCTGTGAGGTAAGCGATGTACGCAACGCCGGCGCAACTCAAGACGTATCTCGCCGTCACATCAACCGCAGACGATGCGCTGCTGACCGATCTGCTTGTGCGCGCAACTGCGGCGATCGACCAGATGACGCGCAAGACGTTTCGTGCGCCGGCGGCGACATCCCGGACGTTCGGGCGCGAACTGATGCTGTGGGACGGGCTGCTGAAGCGGGATTACTTACTGTTGCCGTCGGGCGTCTACATCGCGCAACTTGTCGGCGCGGCAGACGGCGACGGTGGAGCGATCCCGCTTACCGAAATCGACACGCACCCGCCCGACGCGCCGCACACCGTCCTCGCGCGGCGTGATCGGCGCTGGTGTAGCGCGTCGCAGCAGACGACGATCACCGCGCGATGGGGCTACAGCATCACCCCGCCTGACGATATTGTTCACGCAGCGATACGTCTGGCGGCGTGGATGTACCGACAGCGGGGGACGGCGAACGACCCGGATCGCCCGACGGTCGCCGACGGCGGATTGGTGCTGCTTCCGTCGGCGCTGCCGGATGACGTAAAGTCGATACTGGAGCGCTACCGTGATGTCGTCTAGCGCGGTCGCCGACATTATCGAGTTGCTGGCGGGGCTGGCGGTGCAGTACAACAACACCGTCGTTCCCGTTCGGCGGTTATCAACGCAACCGAATTGGTCAGACGCCGCGCAGTTGCCGGTGCGGATCATCCCCGCGCTCGGCGGGCTGCGGTTGGTGGAAGGCGGGGTGTATACCCCCACGCGCGCGACGCGGGCGGTGTGGGAGATTGACGATCTTTTACTCGTGCGCGACGTTGGAATGGGGCGCGGCGTTGCGGATACGGCAACGGCGCTGGTTGACTATATCGAAGACTACGTTGCACGGCTGCGCTTCGCGTGGTTGACACGCGGCGACGTGCAGTTGCTCAACGTGAGCGGAATAGTGGACGTAGTACGATACGGCGAGCGGGCGTATGAAGGTGTTGCGATGACGACGCGCTTCGCACATTTGATACGCGCGCCGTCGGCGTAGGAGGTTACGGATGTCACACTCTGGAGTTGTAGCCGGACTGTACGCCGGTAATTTCGCGGTCGAGATTTCGACCAACGGAACGACGTGGACTGCGGTTTCAAACGCGAACGTTAAAATTGACGACGTTGAGCTTTCGCGCCCAAGCGGTGAGGCGTACGTTGGCGGTTCAAGCGATTATGCGACGGTGACCGTCGGTAAACGCGAACCGATTGAGATTACGCTGACGTTTCTGTACAACGAGGATACGAATTCTGCGGCGAATACGATCTTTGATCAGTTCCAAAGCGCCTCGCCGCGCCTCGGTGTGCGTTGGTCGCCGCGCGGGCTGGTCAGTCAGGCGCGCGCCTACGCGACCAGCAACGACGGCGGGGCAACGACGGGGTTAGGGGTGATCACCAACGTTACGCTCAGTGCACTCGATCCGAACGACGCCGATCCGTATGTTGCTATGGTGACGGTGCGAACGCCTTCGTTGCGGCGGTACACGCTTGGAAATGACCCGACCAATCTCTCGTGAAATGAGGAGGATAACGATATGACGGCGCCGGCAGAGATATACGACGTTGACGCGATCTACGTCGACCGCAACGCGCTGTTGATACGCGACGCGGCGACGCTGCTCAACCGCGAACTGACGCCGGAAGTGGTTGCGTGCTTGGTGCGCAGAGCAATCGGAAGCCAAGCCGATCTTTTCCCGATCCGTGCACTCAAGCGCGTCTACGAACGGGTGCTTCCGAAAATCTTTGAGCCGGATGCGGCGATCTTGTCGCGGGTGGAGGAGTTGACGCCGAACATTGCTGCCATCACCCTCGGTGAGTATCACGAGTTTCTCGACGCGAGTGAACGGAAGGTCGCGTTTCCCGAAGTCGCCAAAACGTTACTCGTCAAAGCATACGGCGAAGGCGTTCTAGAAGAACCGTATGCCGCCGCCGCGCTGCTTCTGAAGAAAATCTTCGATGTGGTTGGCAACGAGGGAAACGAGTAGCGCGGGCAACGTCGTTAGGTCTGCTCGACCTCGCGCCGCTGCCCGCCGCGTATACCGAACTGGTACTGTGTAGAGACATCTACCACTGCCCGCCCGACGTACTTGACCGTCAACCGCTTCGGCGCGTGGCGCAGCACCTTGCTGCGCTGCGCGCAGAGCGGCGGTATCAGGCGCTGGTCGCGGCGCATCGGCGGAAACGTTGATGAGTGATGTCGTCATCAAACTGAGCGCAGTTGACGCCGCAAGCGGTATTTTGGAGCGCGTCGCCCAGAACGTGCGCGGCGTCGGGCAAGCCGCAAGCGCGCAGCACGGCGCGTTCGGCGCGCTGGAGCAGGTGGCGGTCGGCGCGCTTCGGCAGATCGGCGCGGCGGCGGTCAATCTCGCCACAACGGGGATCGCCGCGCTTGGCGATCAACTGCGTTCAAGCATTGACGTTGCGGCGACGTTCGAGAGTGCGCTCTATAAGTTCCAGGCGGTCGCAGGCGATTCGTTGACGAAGGTAGGGCTGTCGTTTGATGACGTGAAGGCGAAGGCGCTTGCGTTGGGTTCGTCAACGCAGTTCAGCGCACAACAGGCGCTGGACGCAATGACGGAACTGATAAAAGGCGGCGTCAACGTTAAAGACGTGATGTCCGGCGCAACCGACGCGACGCTTGCGCTTGCGGCGGCGGCGCAACTCAATCTCGCAAACGCGGCTACGATAGTAGCCAAACAACTCGGCGTCTGGGGCGAAACCGGCGTAACCGCAGCAAACGTCGCCGATCTTCTCGCGTCTGCGGCGAATGCCAGCACCGTAGACGTTGAAGAACTCGCGCTTGGTCTGGCGAACGTCGGCGGAAGCGCAAAAGTCGCCGGCTTGTCGTTTCAAGAAACCGTTCAGACGATGGCGCTTATTGCCCCGTCGTTCAGCAGTTCCGCCGATGCGGGCACGTCGCTAAAAACCTTCCTTCAACGCCTGATCCCAACGACCAAAGACGCGACGGAAATGATGATCAAGTTGGGCTTGGCAACGAAGGACGGGAAGTCGAAGTTTTTCGACGCCAAAGGCGCGTTTATCGGAATGGAGAAGGCGGCGAAACTGCTGCACGACGCGACAAAAAACCTAAGCAACGAACAGAAGTTTCTGGCGTTGAACACGATCTTCGGAACAGACGCCATCCGTGCAGCGGCGGCGATTGCGAACGCCGGCGCTGAAGGCTATAACGAAATGGGGCAGGCGATGAAGGACGCGGGCGGCGCGGCAGCGGCGGCTGCAACGATGCAGCAAGGATACAAGTTCACGCTTGACCAGTTCAACGCCGCCGTCGAAACGTTGCAGATCACCATCGGCAGCGCGCTGCTACCGCACCTTACGCAACTGGTCTCGGCGGCAGCGGAAGGCGTCAACGCCTTCACCGCTTGGGCGTCCGGCATCCTCAGCGCCGCCGATCCCGTCGCTGCGCTTGCGGCGCAGATCGGGCTGGTCGGTGTGACGACCGGCAGCGTCCGGCAGATGATCGTCGATGCAGCAGCAGCGATCTTCTCTGCCTGGAACGCACTGAGCGCCGCGCTTGCGCCGTCTACGCAGGAGGCGTGGAACGCGATTCAGTCTACCGTCCAGACCGCGCTTGCAGTGGTGCAGCAAGCGGTGAAGGTCGCAACTTCGTTTGTGGTGAAGATTTGGAATGCGCACGGTGCGGATATTCTTGCGTTTGCGCAACGAACGTGGGAAGGGATTATGGGTGTCGTCACCGCTGCCGCGCAGTTCGTTCAAGCGGCGATTGAAGCGCTGACAAAGGCGGCGCAGTGGGTGTGGCGTAATTTCGGCAAAGAAATTACTACAATTGCGCGGTTTGCGTGGAATCAGATCAAAATCATAACAGAAACAGCGCTGAATGTACTGCGAAGTCTGTTTGACGCGGGAACAGCAGCGCTGCGCGGCGACTGGAACGCGGCTTGGGCGGCAATCAAAAACATCGCAGAAAATCTGTGGAATGGGATAAAAGCGTCGGCGGAAAATCTGATGAATACGCTTTCGTCACTGTTCCAGACACTCTACCCGCGCCTTGAAACGGCATTCCAACAAGCGATTGCAAGCGCGCCGGCGCTCGGCGCGGCGTTGATCGACGGAATACGAGAAGGAGTGATGCGCGCGGCGCACAGGTTGGTAGAGGAGGTGGTGAACGCAGTAACGTCTGCGCTTGACGCGGCGAAGGAGGCACTCGGCATCCGTTCGCCGTCGCGCGTCGCGGCGCGTGAGGTCGGGCTGCCGATTGCGGAAGGCATCCTTCGCGGGTTGACAGAAGGGCTAACCCCGCTGCCGCTGCTGACGCGCGACGCCGTAACCACACCACCGCCATCGGCGGCAACCGTCAACGTCGGCGGCATCACCGTCAACGCCGCGCCGGGGATGGATGAGCGACGCCTTGCGTTATTGGTGCGAAGCGAAATCGACAACCTTACGCGCTTGGCGCGGTTTGGGAGAATGTAAGATGAGAATACGGAAGATCGGAACGACGCTGTTTGATTCGTCTACGAACGTCGTAGTCGAAGCAACCTCACAAGAAGCGCCCGGTATAGGGTTTCGTGTGAATAATCTCTACGAACCGCAACCGTTTTCCGCCGAAATCATTTTCCGGCGTCAGACGCGCCAGTGGGTGTTGGATGCGGTGAATAGGTTCGCGCGCGACTTGTATAGTTACTCGCAACGACGGAATGAGTTTTATCCGGCACGCGCGGGAGGCGTGGACGTGGTGATAGAAGACGCAGACGGCTTCGATACGCAGGTATCAAATCTGCGCAACGCGAACCTTACATTGCTAAACATCGAACCCGCAGCAGACGGCGTAGTGGCGCGGGTGCGATTGACGGGAACGCTGGTCTTCCCGTTTATCCAACATACATATTCACCGCCGCTAACCCAAGTCACCAATCTTAAGCCGTATGAGCGCCGCACCGTCTCGTTGAATGTCGGAACCGGCGATGCGTATCTTTATAAGAGCAATATATCGTACACCACCTTCGGCTTATCGGGGGCGCGCAATGCGTTACTTGCAATTGAAGAGAGAGAAGGCACGGCAGGAGTAAGCCGCATCATTGTATGCAATATCTCATCCACCACCGGCGGCGGAATTGATACGCAGAACTGGAATCCGGGGTCGGGGCAACTGACGCGCGCGGTTTTCTCTTCTACAACAACCGGAGTGATAACGTACACCGTCGGTTCGGCGGTTCCGCAAGATGTTTATCGGTTGTTCGTGGAGATTTTCTGCCCGTCTACGCCGCCGCCAAACGCGCGGTATACCGTATCTTGGGATGGTCAACCTTCGATTTCCGAATCGATATCTTCGGGTCTTTCGTGGTATATGCCAACACTGTTTGTGCGTAGCGGGGGGTCGGTTCTGGTGTCGCTTAACGTCTTGAACGTGCCGCTTGGAACGATGGTGATGCCCATCGTTCTCATTCCGACCGACGGCGTTTTCGTCTGGAACGTCATCACGCCGCCGACGTTGCAGTCGTTCGCCGTTCGTGACATTCAAACCGCTACCGCCTCCCCGTTCAATACCGACCCAAGCGGAACAATTTACGGTTCGCCGTGTATTATTACAACACGCAACATCACCGTGTTCAACGGTATAATGGCGCAAACGATAAATAACGCTTCGGTTGATTTGAACTTCGTTTCGCGTCGAATTGAACCCGCAGCATTCGCGTGAGGAGATAGCGATGCTCGTTGCGATCACCAAACCACATCAAAAGTTCCCCGTCCCGCTCACTGCCGCCGACTACGAGTTCTCGACATCTGACGACGGCGACGAGCGCGGGCGCGTCACGCTGTCGCCGACGCTTGCGCGCTCTGGAGTTATGACGCAGATCGGTGATGAACTATTCGTCTACTGTACGCAACTATCAAAAACGATCTGGCGCGGGCAGATCGAGCGGATTGAAGAAGCGCGCGACGGAAGCATCACCTGGCACACGCTGGGGTTCGGCGCACTCCAGCGCGATGCACGGATTTCGGTTGTGCAAAGTATGACCGATATAACACGCTGGAAGCCGGTCAGTACGGGATTTATGGGCAACGGCGGGTACGATTCGCGCGGGGATTTGTGGGAGTACGAGATTGTTTTGGCTATAGGGGTTCCACACGCGCAGATACGCACAAAAAAGACGTTTACGATCTCAAACGAAACGCTGTTCTTTATCGCGTATTTGTTCGACCAACCGGAACGCTACGTTACAATCACAACAAATGAACGCTTATTTGTGTCTTTAACATCTTCAACCGGACTAGCAGACGGTGTTTGGGTTGCGCCGGTGACGGCGATCCCCGAACCTAACGCATATTCACTATCGTTGGGAACGTTTACCGGCATCAGTTTGTCAGGAACCGTTACCGCAACGACGTGCTATGGGTGGGTCATTGGCGTGCGCGCGTCCGGCGATGAAACGACGGCGGGCGATACGTCGGTGCAAGTTCGCGCGGTGATTAACTCTTCCGATACTATCGGGATCAACGCATTTACGCTTACTTCTGCAATGATACAACGCGGTGGGTGTTGTGATATAGTTTTACCCCCGCAAACAACAACAAGGATCGTAAAACCAGACGCAAACTTACGCGATATTATCGAACGAAGCGGTGATGATTTCGTGCGGGTTAGATACCACCAAAAACGCTTCTTGCGCGACCGACCGCGACCGACAATCGACTTCAACACAGACAGTGTGCTGGTGTGGCGCTTCCCGGAAATAACAAGCGTCGTTGACATCTCCAAAGCGCCGAGTCGCGTGTACGGACAATATCGCGGTTACTGGACGGATCATCTGACCGAAACAACGTCAATAACGTCATACGAAACCCGCCGCCAACTCGCACAGCGCACTACGTCCGTCGGTGAATACGGCAGCAAAGCACTCGCAGAAGAGCGCCGCAACGAGACGGCGGTCGCGCTGGATCGCCAGATCGCGCCGTTGACGATTGACCTTGACAATTCGAGTTACGAACTGATGCTGCGCACCGGCGAGACGGTTCCGAACTGGGCTGCGGATGTCGGCGACTACGCAATCGTACCGGGATATTTCCGTAACGCAAAAATCACATCGCGCGTGATTACCCCCAATCGCACGACGTACACCGTCTCATTCAACCCGGATGACTTTGTGACCGCGTTGAGGTGAAGGAGAACCGGTATGCCGCGCCAACTGTTTCCTTACGTCGGTGGGAAGTATACCATCGCGCCGGAAATCAACCGACGGTTCGGCGAAATCGATACGCGCATCGACGCCTTTACCGGATCGTCGAGTTGGATACTTGCGTCGCCGCCGGTGAAGTTCGAGATCGTCAACGATCTGGACGGCTACGTTGTCAACTATCTGCGCGCGGTCAAGTACGCGCCGGATGAGGTTGCGCGTTATCTGGACTTCCCGCGCGCCGAACTGGAGTTGATCGCGTACCACCACTACACCAGAGACAAGTTACCGGAACTCGTATCGCGTCTCGGCGGCGATCCTGAGTATTACGATCCGGTTATCGCCGCGCGGTGGGCGTATGTGATGGCGCATTGTGTAATGTACGAGCATCAGCGCGCAGGCGGATGGTTGGTGCAAGACGGACGGTTAGTCTACGAACGCGGCAAGGGGCGACTTCGGGTGAGTGTGACAACGAGACCTCACGTTCTATTTAAACTGTTCAAAACGCGGCGTATCCACGAACACGTCGCCGCTCTTTCTGAACGACTGCGAAACGTTCAGGTGCTTTGGAACGATTTTGAGGTCGCCGTCAACAAAGCGAAACACCCCGCCCACTGCACCGCCGGCATTCTACTCGACCCGCCCTACCCGTCCCACCTGCGCGAAATCGAGTACGATAAAGACGGCGAAACTATTTGGTATCGCGCCGCGCGTTGGGCGGTCGCCAACGGTGACAACCCAAAACTGCGCATCGCCGTCTGCGGCTACAACGACGCCAACAGCGACGCGCTGTTCCCGCCTTCTTGGTCGCGGTTTGTCTGGCGGCGTTTTGGTTTGGGGCGAAATAAGGATAAGGAATGCGTCTGGTTCAGTCCGCACTGCGGGGGAGGCAGTGATGATTGACGATAATCCGCTTCTATTCGCGCCGCACAGCATCGACGCCACGACCTTCCGCCGCGTGCTGCGAACGGCGCGCAGTCCGGCGTTTGTCGAGACGGACGCACTGCTGGCGGCGCTGGATGCGTGGGGCGCAGATCGCGGCATCGCGCTGGCGTTTTTCGCGAAAGAAAGCAGTTACGGGCTGCGCGGCGTCGCTACCCGCACGCGCAACTGGGGAAATCTTAGACGCGGCAAGCGTATGATCTCACAGACGCCGCATCCGTTCGCGGTTTATGCGCGTTGGGTAGACGGTCTCAACGACTGGTGCGAATTGCTCAAAGAGCACTACTGCAAGCGACGCGGGTTGTGTCGCTTGCGACACGTGTTGCCACGCTACGCGCCGTCAAGCGACGGCAACGCGCCGGAACGCTACGCAGATTTCGTTGTGGCGCTCATTCGGCGTTGGCAGAGGGAGGAACAGAATGGACATCATTGAAATCTTCCAACTTCTGGCGGCGGGACACATCGGGCTGACCGCGCTTGATTATGTCTGGAACGCAATATGCGGCGCAATCGGCGCGGCAACGGCATATCTCGCAGACAATGAGGGCGTGGCGCTGCCGCACTACGACGCAGAGCATCACTGCGTCGAACTCGGCGCATTAGGGCGGGTGCTGGTCGGTGCGGGAGCGGGCGTGCTGGTCGGCTACTCCGGCTACATCCCGTTCGTTGCGGGCGTCGTTGCGCCAACACTGCTACCGATGCTGATCGATAAGATCACTTGGTTTGTGGGGCGGAGGCAGAGATGAAACTCTACGTTCCGTTGATGATCGGCGCGTTCGCACTCGCGTTCATTCACCCCGACGCGGCGCAAGTCGCAGCGACGGCGGTGCTGGTGCTGCTGGTGGTGCGGATCGAGCGAAGGCGACGGGCGAGGAAAAAAGAAAAGCGCCCCGGCGAGTGACCGAGGCGCGAAGACGGCGGGGCGTCTAGTACTGCTGGATGTCGATTGCGAGAGACGCCAGCGCCTCGACCGGATTTGCGGCGGCGCCCCGGCAGACCACCTCTTGATCGCCGTCGGCAACGAGCGCGTCGGCGACCCAGAGAGGACCGTTGCGGAACGCCCGGAGTTCGATAAGCCGCACTTCTCGTTTCGGATAGTGCATCATTAGCGTCACCAACGCACCCGCGCGAAGTTGGTAGTCGGCGGGAAGGCAAGTGCCCTCGAATACGTTGTAGTCAATTGCGCGAATAACATCTTTGTCCGCCTCCGGCGCGTCGGAAGCGCGCGAGCGGACAAACGCCATACCGGTGTCGTTCCAGCGTTCGACGTTGACAATGATGGATGCCATAAGAGTGGTTCCTTTCTGAGTAGAGTAAAATCGTTACGCTAATAGTATACCCCGCTTTCGCGGGGTTGTCAAGAGGGAAAATAAAAAGCGCCCCGCATTCGGAATCCTTGAACCGTTCGACTTTGACTAACTTGACCGTTTTGCTTACCCCCTTGTAGATAGATGACCGTCGTACCTACGGCATACCACACGCCGCGCCGTTTGTCGATAACCGAATCTCCACCAAAATCCTCACCGAATGCCCTTGACAGATAGGAACTTGTGTGCTAGGCTAACAACCGGCGTAGTAGACGCCGGGTTAGAAGAGGGAGGAAGGAGTATATGTCTATCTCAATTGCGGATTACCTCGACTTGCTCTACGGTGACGATACCGCCGCCTATACGACCGTCAGCGTCAAGTTGACCGATGGTCGCTTCAAATGTCAGACGTTCTCGCTGTCGCAACGTGCCGAAATCGTCAAACACATTGAGCGTCACCTTGCATACGACATCTACATCAAGCGCGCGTCGCAGAATAAGATTCCAGACCCCGGATCGTCCGGCAGCGCCAAACTTGCACACCTCCAGCGCGTCATCACCGCCGACATCGATATCCAATCCGCCGCACACAAAGCGCAGACGCTTCCGGCGTCGAAAGACGATGCGCTAAAACTGTTGGCGGAAAGCGGCTTGCCGGAACCGACGCTGATCGTCCACACCGGCAACGGCTTGATGCCGATGTGGGTGCTGCGCGAACCGCAGAAAGCGGACGACGTTGCGCCGGTGCAAGCAGGCGTCGAAGCGCAACTGCGCATCACCGCCGCGCGCTACGGCTGGACGTTGGACAACACCGGCGACGCCGCGCGGTCGATTCGCGTCGTTGGATCGTACAACTGGAAGCAGCGCCCGCAGAAGAAGCCCGTCGCCGTCATCCGCAACAGCGACCGCTACTACGACCTCGCCGATTTCGCCGCGTTCGCCCGCCGTCCACTCCTCACGCCCCGGCGCGTCGGCGGCGCGGCGACGCGCGAGACAATCGAGACGTTGCTGCGCTACATCCCCGGCGACGGTCTGGAGTACAATATGTGGCTTGCGGCGGTCTGGGCTATCCAGTCGGCGTTGTCGGAAGACGTGGCGGCGGAGGTGCTGGACAACTGGACATACGACTGGGAGAAGCACCGGAAGCCCGATCACGTCGAGAGCGGGATCGGCGTTCTCGTCAACCTCGCCCGACAGTACGGGTTTGAGGGGGCGATCCCCGGCTTGCGCGGCGGGTACATTACGTCGCCGGAACTGCCCGACGCGATGCGCATCAACCAGCGCTACCTCGACCTCGAAATTGAACCGGATGACCAATACCCAAATATAGTTGTCATCCGGTCGGCAAAAGGCACCGGTAAAACGCAGTGGTTGGCGGAGGCGGCGAAGTGCTACCCGCGCGTGTTGTCGGTGGGGCACCGCGTCTCGCTGGTGCGCCAGAGCGCGGCGCGCCTTAACCTCACGCCGTACTACGAAGACGGGAAGTGGATTACGAACGCCCCGCGCGTCGCAACGACCATCCACAGTCTCGACAAGATCGAGACCGACGCGCCCTACGATCTCGTTATCGTTGACGAGATCGAACAAGTGTTGAAAGCGATTGTCAACGACCGCAATCTGAAGAGCCGCAAAGTCTCTGCGGTCGGCGCGCTGATGGAGCACCTGCGCAAGGCGCGCCTGATTATCCTTGCCGACGCCGATGTTGGTGAAGCGACGTTGACGTTCATCAACGCTGCGTTTCCCGACCAACCGATAGCCTACGTCGAAAACGAGTACGCACACCGCGCAATTGACCACCTCGTACTGCTGTCGTCTGATATGGACGTACTCCAGAAGTCGCTGGAGTGGTACAACTCCGGCGATTGTAGAATCGCGCTCGCGTGCAACACCCGCGCCGACGCCGACCGAGCCGAACTGTTCTACCGCCGGTTTCTGCCGGACGCGCGAATACTGAAGATTACGTCGGAAACAAGCGAGAATAACAACGAGACGCTGGAGCGCATCAACGCTATTCTGAGAGACGTTGATGTGTTCATCTACTCGCCGTCGGTCGGCACCGGCGTCTCGATTGACGTTGAGGGGTTCGCGTTGTTCGGCATCGCACGCAACGGCGTCGGCGTCGGCGACGTTGACGATTTCCGCCAGCAGTTGGGGCGTATCCGCAACCCGTTTGAGCGTGAGATCAACGTCTACGTCGAGACGAAGCGAATGAACGAACCGACCTCGCCCGACGCCTACCGCGACCTCACCAAACTGCGCGAACTGGAAGAGGACTTCCGCATTTCACGGGCGTCCGGCGCGGCGGAACCGGCGACGGAATGGGATCGCGTCTATCTCGATCTGTACTGCGTTGTCAAAGCCAAAACTGCGGCGCAGAAGAATGATTTCTTCAACAACCTCGTCGGTTCGTTCGCCGCCGAAGGCGTTGAGGTTTGGGATGACCGCGACAAGCCGAATCTACCGACCGACCGCCGCCGCGAACTCGCAAAGTCGCTGCGCGAGCAGCGGGAAGCGCAAGAACGCGCCCGCGCCGAACGCATCGCCAACGCGCCCGCGCCTGATGACGCGAAGACGACGGAAGAGAAGCGCGACGCAGAGCGTAAAGCGGAACTTGAGGAACGCTACGGCATCGCCGTTGACGCCGATCTTGTCCTTGATGACGAACGCGGCGCATACGGCGCGGCGCAGCGCTTCGCGGCGGTTGAAGACGCAGAGATAGCAAAGGCGCTGGACGAGATAGAGACAACGCGGCGGTTCAGCGCAGACCGCAACCGGTTCGCGTTGTTCGCCGCTTGGTTCACCGCGTTACTCGCCGCGCTGCGGATGAAGATTGAAGAAGGCGCAGAGATTGCGATTACCGAAGAGTTTATCGATCTCGTAGACCGGAACCGACTGTTGATCCAGGCGGCGCTGGGGGTCAAGGTGCGATCCGACTTCCGACAGAAGCCGATGTCGTTTGTGGGCGCGCTCTTTGCCCGCATCGGCGTCGGTATCGAAGGGAAGCAGCAGCGGATTGAAGGCGGGAAGCGCGTGCGCGTCTACCGGCTGGTCAACGTTGACCGGGCGCGACTGCGAACGACCGGCATCCGCAAGCGGCACGCAGACCGCGCCGCGCCGGTGTATGAGTTTCTCGGAACGCCTGTCACAACACATCATAGAAATAAAAGAAAAGCCGGTGTTGTGATGGCTGCTACTGCTGTACACTAGGGGGCGCGTATGGCGACGTATCGTGACGTGATATTTTGGAGCGGCGCGACCGACGGCGACTGTGAGGCGACGGCGATTCGGGCGCGGCTGTTGGGGATGGTTATTGAATTGGGGGATGATGACAAGCGTCCGGACAAAATGACCGCATTTTACGAAGCAGATGGCGGCGGGATAATTGTGTATGAAGTAGACTGTTTTGAGGCGGACAAACGAATGGTCGCCCGTTGGCAGCGCGTTGCGTCGCTTGAAGAGGTGCGACGCCGGTATGCTGCGTATCTGGGGCGGCTTGCGTTGTAGCGTTCAATGAAATCCTTTGACGAACAAGCCGCATACGGTTTACCGTATGAGCATCTGATTGCGCAGACGGCGGCGCTGCTGCTCTACCCGCAGCGTCTCGATCTGACGCTGGTGCGGCTGGACGCCCACGCGCCGCTGGATTTTCTGATCGTAGACGGCGGGCGACCGATCGCGGCGCTGGAAGTCAAGCGCCGGTCGGTGCGCTCTGATACGTACCGTACCACCATTCTGCCGCAGTCCGTCGTTGACGCGGCGAGGCGCTTGACAGTTCCAACGTTTGCTGCTATTCTCTTCCTCGACGGACTGGCAGTATTCGATGTGCTGCGCACGCCCTCAACCGCACGCTGGCTACGCACGCGGCGCGGGACGTTGCGGAAGCATCGCGAATACGACATTACGGAAAGGCTGGTAAAAGTTGAGGAAGTACATCAACGACAGAGACGAGGCGCGTGATGCGGTTCAATCGCTGCTCGAATGCGAAGCGCTTGCGTTCGACATCGAGACGCAACCGATGTTTCGCTATCCGAAAGAGCGAACAAAGACGGCGTACAAGGCGTACTTCGCGTATCTCAAGCGCAACCGGTGGGGCTTGGTTTATGATCCCGATCCCGACGATCTACCCGACCCGCTACCGCCGCCGGTTGACCGTCTCGCTGAGAAGCAGCGTCTTCGGCGTCTCCTCAACGACGCCCCGCGCGGCGGGAAGACCTCGACGCGGCGCATCAACGATCTGGGGGTCGCGCTTGACGCGCTTGAGGATGAGTTTGTTCCGGTGTGGGTGATGCGCCACGTCGCCCGCCTGCTTCTGAGCGGCGACTACGCCAACGATCCGGTTCGACCGGGACTTGACCCGCGCACGTCGCGCGTTTTTCTGGTGCAGTTCGCAACGCCGTCCGGCGACGCTTACTGCTTCAATGCGCTGCGCGTCGGTCTTGACGTTTTCATTCCGATCTTTGAGCGTGTGCCGTTGGTCGGTGCAAATCTTACGTTTGATGTGCAGTTCATACTCCACAACGTCGGTATTTTCCCGCGTGTTGTGTGGGACGTAGTTGTCGCCGATCGCGTCATCACGCTTGGTCTCGATCTCCAGCACTCGCTTGCCGCCGTTGCCGAGCGTTGGGTTTGTGAGACGCTTGACAAGGGCGTGCGGGAAACGTTTGACGACCCGCACGCGCGTGAACCGACGCCCGAACAAGTTGAGTATGCACTCAAAGACGTTGAGGTTCTTTTCCCGATCCAACGCCGCCAGCAGCATCGCGCCGAAGCGACGGACGTGCTGGACGCGGTGCGGGTGTTCACCGCCTTAACCGTTCCGACCGCCGCCGTCGAGTATTGCGGGTTGTGTATTGATTCTGCGCGCTGGGGCGAGTTGGCGGAAGAGGCGGAGCGGCGACTGCGCGTTGCTTCTGAGCAGTTCGCCGAGTATCTAGGGATCGAACCAAACGAGTTGACGAAGCGCGAACTGGTCAAGGCGGCGGCGAAAATGCGCGGGGTTGATATCGGGTCGCTTGACAGACAAGAATTAGGCGAAGCGGAGCGGGAATACGCAGACGACCCGGATCGGCGTCGGTTTTTCGATCTCTATCGCGTCTGGTCGCATTGGCAGAAGCGCGTTTCGACCTACGGACGCGGGTTTCTGTCGCACATCCACCCGTTGACCGGTCGGATACATCCGAACCTAAAGATAGCCGGGACGGACACCGGACGGTTTGCGTGCGGCGAACCCAATCTCTTGAATATCCCGCGCGGCGAAGGTGACGATCTCGACTACCGCAGCGCGTTCGTTGCGCCGGAAGGGTACGTTTTTGTGAACGCCGATTACGCAGCGATGGAACAGCGCATCGCCGCCGATCTCTCGGAAGACCCCGCGCTGCTGGCGTTGTTCCGTTCCGGCGGTGACAACCACAGCATTACCGCGGCGTTGATGTTCCACATCCGGCGCGGGGACGTTGACGAACCGACACCGACAACGCTGACGTTCCAGAACCAACCGGTTGAGGGGTACGTTCTTCCGTCGGGGTGGGATGCGCAGCGAACGGTGCGGTTTGTAATCGAAAGCGGGTTGATGGAGAGGATCGGGAAGACGTACAAGAAGACGACGCGCCAGGTCGCAAAGACGGTCGCCTTCCTCTACTTCTACGGCGGCACGCCGGTCGGGTTGGCAAGGAAGTTGCACATAACGGCAGACGAGGCGGGGCAATTCTTCCGGGATTTCAGGGCGGTGTATCCGGTGTTGTCGAACTGGTTTGCGGACACCGCCCGCGCGCCGTTTGAGCAGACCGCGAAGCGTCTCGACGGTTCGACCGTCGGGTACGTTTCGGCGTATGCCGGTCTGCGCCGCTGGTTCACGTTGCCGAAGTCTACCGTGCCGAATAACGAGCAGTGGCGGCAGCGTGGGGTTATTCAGCGCCAGGCGATGAATCACCCTTGTCAAGGCGGCAACGCGGTGATTATGGCGCGGGCGATGGCGGATGCGTTTACGCTGTGCGCGCCGCGCGAGGGTGATGTCGAAGCGACGTTAGGGATCGAACGAATGATCGTTGCGCCGATCTATGATGAGGCGCTGGCGATTGTCCCCGCGTCGTTGTCGGAAGAAGACGCGCGGCGTTGGTTGGAGCAGACGATGCTTGACGCGGCGCGGTTGTATATGAAGCATTGCCCGCCGGCGGCGGAGGCTAATCCGGTAACAAAAGAATGGAGAAAGTACTGATGGCGGCGTTCTTTGGCGTCCAAATCCAGAAGCGCCAACCGCTTGTCGATGCCGTTCGCGGTGTCGTTGCCGCGAAGCGCCGTCCGGTTGCTGCGCGGGATCGGGTGTACGTAAGCGAGATTTCGGCGTGCGACCGTCGCATCACGTTCGCGTTGTTGGGGTGCGCACCGGACGCGCCGCGCAGTGATAACCCGTCGGCGCTGATCGGCGACGCGATCCACGCGCACCTTGAGGCGCTGCTGGTTGAGGCGTTTCCGGGGCGCGTCGAAACGGAAGTGCGGGTGGTGAACGGCGCGGTGTCGGGGCGGATCGATGCGCTGCTGATCGAAGACGACAACACGCCGACCGTCGTTGACATCAAGACGGTCGGCGCGCGCGAGTGGGCGTTGCGGTCGAAGGTCGAGGAGTACGTTGACCAGATCAGTGTGTACGCCGCGCTGGTCGGGGCGCAGACGGGTGTTGTGCTGCTGGTCAACCGCGACACCGGCGAGATGGAAGAAATCCGGTTCGACGTTGACCGCACCCGCGCCGAGGCGCTGCTTGACAAGGCGCGGCGACTGCAGGCGTTGGCGCGGGATGGGTACATCGCCGAAGCGACGGCGTGGGGGACGGAAGAATGCCGGTGGTGTCCGTTCCGCAAACGATGTGACCCGCTTGACAAGTCGGGCGTTCTGGAGTATACTAACGGATAAGGCGATTGCGCCGAAGGTACAAGAAAGGAAACGGGGGTATGTTTAAGGAACTCATTGCCAACGGTAACGTCGGACGTGAACGACCGGAGTTGAACGGGGCGTACATCGGGCGGTTTCTGGGCGTCAAAGAGCGCCAACGCCCGACGTTTGAAACGCGGCTTAGCCCGGAGCCGGAACTTGAGGACGTTTTTGTTTTCGAGTTCGAGATTGTGGATGCCGATCTCGACCTGCCGGTTCGGGTGTCGAAGTGGGTACGAAAACCGAAGCGGTTGGCGCATCCGAGTAAGAGCGGAAAGGTCACAAACCTTTATCGCGTTCTGGCGGCGCTGTACGGCGTCGCCCAGATGACGGAAGAACAACTCCTCGGCGCAGAGGAGTATGTGCAGACCGTCGCCGTCGGGCGCGAGTACCAGTTGACGTTGGAGACCAAACCCAGCGGGTGGGTTGAGATCGTGCACATTGCGCCCGTTCGCGCGCGGCTGCGGAAGACGAAAGAAGATGAAGTCCCGTTCTAAAAGCGAACCGCGCTGGAAGCGAAAGGAGAGGGAAGCGCTCAAGGCTTTGCAAGCCACGTTCGGGCGGGTGAGCGATCCGTCGCTTGCCCGCCTTTTGACATCCACCGGGCGCGTGGGGCACCTCACGCGCTTCGGCGTTGATGGGTTCGTTGGTGATAACCCCGGATTTGCGGTGGAAGTGAAAGCGAGGCGAAAGATGTTGACCAAACCGACGCTTGACGCGCTGCTTCAGACGATAGACCGCGCGGCGCGCTTTGAGCGCATCCCGCTGTTCGTTTTGGTGTTCGGGGATGATGTGCCAACCCGAACCGAAAACGGCGCGCGGGTGGATCGGGAGTGGGTGATGATGCCCCGGCGCGTGCTTGATGAACTTGTCGGGAAGAACAAAGAGGACGGCGATGCGTAACGACGATCTGCGCGCCGCGATGTCGTTCTTCACAGCGCGACTGCGCGGCGCCGAGACGACGGAGGCGGGACTGCTGCGCTGGACGCGCCACAAACTGCGCAACGACGCGCGGGCGGTTGCGGAACTGATGCTGACGGTCGGGTACCGACCGACGTACATCAGATATTTTCTGCGGTATCACATTCCGGCACTCAACGAAAGCGCGGCGGTCGGTGAAACGTACACCGATCCCGGCGCGGCAGACGCGCATCTGGGGTTGTGCTGGCGTCTTGACGAGAACGTAGTCGCCGCTCTTTCCGATCTGCACGCGGCGGCGAAGCGTCTGCGACAACCGTACCGCGATCTGGCGGCGGTCTGTTTGCGGTGGGGGTACGTGCACGAGACGGTGGTGCAGATGTTGGCGAAGGCGCTGGAGCGGAAATGAACAAGAGTACGTATAGGTTGTACCGCCGCTTCACCGCCTTCCGCCACCTGCAGGCGGTGAGGGTTGCAGTGCTGCTGGCGCGCGCAGGCGCGAGACGGAAACGCCCGCATTGGGTGATGCCGACGCCGGAAGCGGAGCGCTTGAGGAAGACGCTGCGAAAGATGAGAAAGGAAGGCGAAAATGTGGTGGAAGATTGAGCCTATTCCGCATCAAGAACTGGAGGAGTGGACGCACGCGGTCGGTCGGTTTGAGCGCGCCGCGAAGCGCGACGTTGCGGTACGCGCGGCGGGGGCGTTCGTCATCTACGACGTAGACGGGAAATTAGGTTACGTCGCCGGTCGTGAAGCGCCGGAGGGGGCGTATCTTGTGGAGCGTTGGGTTCGCGGCAAGAGGGGGTGGACGTTGTATGAGTGACCTCATTGCGTGGATTATCGCGGCGGGGGTGATCTTCGCCCTTGTCAACAGCAACGTTGCCGACGGGCTGCTGAGCGCGCTTGACCTCAGCGACAACCTCAAACGCGCTGCGGATTGGGCGGGCGGGGTGCGCGGCGTTCCGGCGGGCGTCGCCGCGGCGTGCTTCTTTGTGATGGCGTATGTCTTCGGCGCGCTTGCGTACCGTTATGATCTCGTCCCGACGTGGCGGTTTATGCAACCGATTGCAAACGATGTTTTGTCAACGGGCGCAGAGTGGTTGACGTTGTTTGTGGTGTTCTTGACGTTGCTGCCGACGCTGATCGAAATCGCGGCGGCGAAGTTGGCGCAGCGTGATGTTCGTATGTTGCAGTGGATGGTCTACTTCTTCATCTTTTTCGATATTGTGACCGACTACACCGAAGCCGTTGCGCTGGTTGACGTTTGGCGGCGCGGCGGGTTGTTCGCGCCGCTGCCGGACGTACTTGAGGGCGCGGCGGTCGTGTTGACAAAGATCGGCTGGACGTTTGCGGCGTCGTTCGCGTTCGAGTTTCTCGCGGTTCTGCTTGCATTGACGGCGCTGCTGCTTGCCGGAAACGTCAAAGCGCCGAACGTCGGAAGCGGAGGCGGGCGGTGAACGTCAGCGGGAAAGCGGTATTTTTGATGCTGTTCGGCGTTGCGCTGGCGTTCGGCGTCGATCCGGTCGCCGGGGTGTTCGCGTTCCTTGCGCTGGCGGCGGCGACCAACCGCGACGCAGTGGTGCGCGCGTATCGCGCGCTGAACGACGCCGCGTACCGGGTCGAGCGCCAACTCGAACAACGCGGCTTGCTGCCGACGGCGCTGCGTACTGTCACAACACCGCGTATAAATAAAGAAGAAGATACTGTTGTGACGGTTGATGAAACCGCCGAGGCTGCGACTGCCGCCGCTGCCCCCGCTGCTGTCACAACACCGTATAGAAATAAAAGAGAAGATGATGTTGTGACGCTTCCTTCTCCCTCTGTGTTCAACCCCGCCGATCCCCGCCCGGCGCGGTTCGCGGTTCCGCTGGGGCGCGACCAGACCGGCGCGTTCCGTTGGTTGGACTTCGGACGCGACGCGCTGCACGTCGGGTTGTACGGAACCAGCGGGTGCGGGAAGGATCACCTGCTGCGTTTGTGGTTCGCCGCGCTGCTGAACGAGACGGCGGTGCGGTGGGCGATCCTCGACGGCAAAGGGGATTGGCTGACGCCGAACATCGCGCGGTTGCCGCAGATGCTTTTCCCGCCGGCGGGCGGTTACGGCGACGAGGGACAGCAGCGGATACTGAGTGCAATCGGCGCGATCAACGAAGAGGCGAAGCGTCGGTTCGGGTTGCTGCTCGGCGCGGGCGTGCGCAGCGTCGAGGAGTATAACCGGACCGCGCCCGACCCGCTGCCGTTGTTGATTGTGTTGGCGACGGATATTATCGACGTTGTTGACGAAACGGAACGGTTGCTGATCGCGCTGGTCAGCAAAGCGCGGGCGTTGGGTATTCGGGTTATCGTCTCGATGCAGACGCCCACCGGCAAGCGGCTGGAATGGCGGATGAACCTCTCGACGCTGATAGCGGGCGCGCTGGTGGACGGCAGTCAAGACGCGCCGGCGCTGGGAGTGCGCGATCCGAAGGCGCTGTTGTATCGCCCGTCACAACTGCCGCCGCCGCCGGGCGAGCGCGGGCTGTTCGTGGTGCGGCACAACAACGAGCAGTTTCTCGTTCGCACGCCGGCGTTGGTCGGAGACTTCGACGCGACGATCAACGCGCGCAACGACGCGGCGCTGCTGGAGACGTTGTTGTTCGGCGTCGTCACAACACCGTATAGAAATAAAGAAGAAGCGCGTGTTGTGACGGCTGATGAGCAGAAGCCCGTCCCGGCGCATCGGCAAGCGCTGGGACGGCGGGGACGGTCGGATACGGCATCAGAATGCGCGGGGACGGCTTCCGTCCCGTCCCCGTCCCCAAGCGTCCCCGTCCCCGACCGTCCCGAACCCGCAAAAATCGACCAAATCGGGGGTTTTCGCGGGGACGGGGACGGCGGGGACGATGCGTTGCTGGCGGCGCTTGCAGCGCTCCAGCGCGCGGGCGTTAGTCGAGAGCAGGCGCGGGCGCTGGGCGCGCGGTTCCGTAACTCAGACTGGGCGCGTGCGGCGCGGTTGAATTGACGATAGAAAGGGGTGGGTATGGCTACCGTCATCTCATACGGCGGCGGGGTGCAGAGTACCGCGCTGGTCGTACTCGCAATGCAGCGCGGGTGGCAGATTGACGAGATCGTACACGTCGATCTGCTGGACGCCGAAGCGCCAAACACGCGCGAGTACGTCGCGTACTTCGCGGGTTGGTTGCAGAACGAATACGGGCGCGGTATAACAATCATACGGCGCGATCTGTACGGGGATATGCTGAACAACCCGGCGTTCACGCCTGCGCCTTGGCGTGCACGAGACGGATCGTTTATACTGAAGCGCCAGTGCACCAGACAGTACAAAGTCGAACCGATCCGGCGCTATCTGTACGACAAGTACGCGCGCGAGAAGATACGCCTGATGCTGGGGATCAGCGTAGACGAGTTCCACCGGATGCGCGATTCCGGCTTCAAGCGTATTGAGAACGTCTACCCGCTGGTAGACGAGCGCCTTACCCGCAACGACTGCCGCGCGATCCTTGAACGCGCCGGGCTTGCAACGCCGCCGAAATCTTCGTGTTGGTTTTGCCCGTATCGATCGGCGCGAAGCCAGGCGGAACTGCTCAAGCAGTACCCGGCGCTGCGCGAGATGGCGGTGGAACTGGAGCGACGCATCAATGAGGAGCGGCGGAAGCGCGGGAAAGACGAGATCGCGGTGTTGCGTGCGGACGCTGCGCTTGACGACCAAAGCGACTTCTGTGAGGAAGGCTTCTGCGGCGCTTAGCGGGTTCTGGAGTGGCGTCTGTCACAACACGCTATAGAAATAAAAGAAGAATGCGTGTTGTGACGGGGAAGGAGATAGCCGCTTGAAGTTCCGCATTCTCGCAACGTTATCGGTACTGCTGCTGAGTGCGCCGAGCGCGCTGGGCGTCCAGCGCGCACTCGCGCCGACGCGCGGCGAGTTGGCGGGTTGGCTTGCGGCGGTCGGAATAGAACTGGCGTATCTGTCGCTGGCGTTCGCGGCGTTTGAAGACCGGCAGCGCCAGCGCCTGGCGTCGCGCGTGGCGCGGGCGGCGGTGCTGACTGCGGTTGTGTTGAACGTTCTGGAAGACTACGCCGCGCGCGTTCCGGCGGGGTTGAGCAGCGCTGCGCAGTTTCTCGCAACGTTCGACGTTTTGCTGCTGGCGCTGTCGGTGCTGGAAAGCGCGCCGTTGGCGACGCTGGCGTATACGCTTGCGACGTTGCTGCATACGCACGGCGGTTCGCATCCGCATCCGCAACCGGATGCGTCGTATGCGGCGCATCCGCAACCGGATGCGGCGCATACGGCGCATCATACGGCGCATACGGATACGCATCCGCAACCGGATGCGTCGAATACGGCGCATCCGCAACCGGATGCGGCGCATACGGCGCATACGCAGCGCACTGCGTCGTACCGGTGCCCGCACTGCGGTGCGGCGCTGGCGAAGCAGCAGCAGTACGCTGCTGCGCTGCGGTACGGGTATTGTGGGAAGTGCAGTAGTCAGAGGAAGGAGACGTAGTATGAGGAAGATACGCGCCCCATTCCCGTATTACGGCGGGAAGTACACCGTCGTTGACGAACTGAACCGGCGTTTCGGCGATGTGGATGTACGGATCGATCCGTTCTGCGGATCGGCGGCGTGGATACTCGCATCGTCGCCGGTGAAGACGGAGATCATCAACGATCTTTACGCCGATGTGGTCAACGCCTACCGCGCCGTTCGCGCCGACCCGGACGCCGTTGCGTACTATTGCGATTATCCGGTGTCGGAATTGGATAGGCTTGCACGCATCTGGACGTTGCGCGAAACGTTGCCGGAGCGCGCTGCGCGCTGCGCTGCCGATCCGAACTGGTACGACGCACGGGCGGCGGGGTATTATCTCTATACCGTCTCAACCGACATAAAGGCGCAACCGTACAAGCGCGGTCCTTGGGTGGTTGAGAATGGGAAACTGGTCAAGCGCAGCGGGGCGGACGGAATGACAAAATCCGTACCGGGAATGCTGAAGTCGGCGGGAGTTGCTAAAGAGCGTTACGCTTCTCTGGTTGCGTGGTTCCGACAGATCGCCGAGCGGCTGCGTGGTGTTTTCATTCTCTGCGGCGATTGGCGACGTGTGGTTGAGCCGTTTTCGTTCGGTAAACACGGCGTAACCGCGATTCTTATCGATCCGCCGTATCCCGGCTACGAGCAATCTTACGCGATCAAAGACACGTATTCCGTCTGGTTCGACGCCGCGCGTTGGGCGGTTGCGAATGGAGACAACCAGAATGTACGGATTGCCGTATGCGGATATTGGACTTCTGAGACCGACGCGGTGTTCCCGGCGGACTGGAAGCGGTTCCGGTGGCGGACAAACGGCGGGTTTGGTAATCTTCGGAAGCGCGGCGCGAACGAGAACCGATTCCGGGAGTGCGTCTGGTTTAGCCCGCATTGCAAGCGGGGGTAAAACAAAAGCCCCATCCGTTGCCGGACGGGGCTTCTGGTCTGCGGCGGGTTGTCTAGATGACGCCCGCTTTCTTCAAAACAAATGCGTAATCCTTTTCGGCGGCTGTGAGGTTGGGATACTCGTATATTTCGGCTTCGCAGTCGTAGTCGCGTCGCTCTAAGAAGAAGATGATAACGCTCTCGTTCTCACTGCGGAACACGCGATACTGAATATCGGCGTCGGCATCGCTGAACCGAACCGCGCCGATTTCCGAACCGACAAAAGTAACGATCTCGTAGTCGCTGTCTGCGTTCCGGTTCCGGTAGCCGCGCCAAATGCTGATGGTTGCCATAGGGTCGCCGTCCTTTCTGTGTGGGTGATTATCGATTACGTCTCTACTCTACCACACACACCGCGATTTGTCAAGCCTCGATTTCGGCGAAATTACGGCGAATTTCCCGCTTGACAAACGGCGCGGGGCGTGGTAGGATATGAGCGTAATCGATACTCAATAAAGGAGGTCGGAAATGGCTACAATCCGTATTTGGTCGGGTTCGCGGCGCACCGTCTGCGGTGAAGATTACGAGTTCGTCAAGTACGAGGAGTTTGAGGGCGAGACCCTCGGCGCGTGCTGGGAAGAGGAAAACAGCAGAGGAACACAGACGACGTTTTATCAGACAAACGACGGGCGTATCGTGGCGCACGTCGTTCGATGGTCTCGGTGGGAGAACGAGGCGACATATGCTTATGTCCACGTCTTCCCCTCGATGGGAGGAGTGAACGGGGCGGCGGCTATGTTCTGGCGGGAACTCAGGAAAGCGGGTCTCATCCCGCCGCGCGCGGTGGAGTTGGACGAGTAGGAAGTCGGGGGCGATCCGGTTCACCGGACCGCCCCTTCTGTTTGGAGGAAGAATGAAAATCCAATTCGAGCGACACCCGCATACCATCTGTGCGGTGCTGACCGCGCCGGGTGAATGCGACCGGATCATCACCGTTGACCGCGCAAGCGACGCCTTCGACGCGCTCGCACTTGACATCCACACCGCCGCGTTTATGCCGCTCGATGCGCTGTTCGCACTGCCGCGCGTTGTTTGCGTTGAGATCGAACGACGTAACGGCGGTTGGCGCGTCGAGGTGGCGTATTGGCATAAAGGTCTGGGCGCGCTGGCGCAGTATGAGGAAGACGCGGCGACGCTCTCAGAGGCGTTAGCGCGTTGTGTGTGGGCGCTGGCGAGGTAGGCGGCGCGTGTTGACGTTGTGGCGCGCCGGGCGAACGTCCGGCGCTTTTTGTTTTCGGCGGAATGGCGGGTATGATGACTATCTGGGGCGGCTACATCGCTGCGGGCGACGCGGCGGGCGCGTCTATGATCGGGCGCCGGTGTATGTGTTCAGCAGCATCACCGAAGCGTGCGCACACCTCGCCGTCAACCCGCAGCACATCGACCAGACGCGCGGCGAGGCGACGTTGCCGCGTATAGACGCGCCGACGCTCACGCCGGACGGGTGGGCGCGCGGGGTGGGAACGTCCTGACGATTTCTCCAAAATTGGGTATTGACAAAGCGCGCGGGTTGTGGTATAGTATAACCGTAATCGATTTCACCAACACAGAAAGGAACACTGCTATGGCTACGACAATTCGCGTGTGGGACGGGTACGTTTCGACGGTTGATGAGTTGGTTCGCTGGGTCACCTTCGACGGCGAGCGGCTTGGTGGGATTGTCTACAAGGGAGACGGCAACTCTCGCTTTAGCAAGGTAGAGCGCATATTCTACCAGGCGAGCGACGGTAAGGCGGTTGTTCACGAAGTTCGGTTCGGCAAGTGGGACGGCGGTTATGCGTGCGATCAGGGTTTTCTGTATATATACGCCAACATCGGCGATATGTACGAGAACATCGGCGTCAGCGCGCAAGACATCGACCCGACTTGTCGCAACGTCAACGCATTGCGCATCGAGCCGTTTGGAACACACAAGGAGATGACGCTGAACGAATACATCACCGAGTTTGGGATTTGTACCACACATCCCTTTGCGTAACGAACGAAAGGCGCGGCTGCGAACCATCGCACGCCGCGCCTTCTACTACAACGAAAGGAAGAGACGCTATGTTGAGCACGGAACTTGCGCGCTTCTTGGACGTGGCGCTTGACGTTCAAGCGCCGCCGTATCCGGGCATTCACGTTGACTTCGGATTGATGGTGGCCAGCAACGGTGTAATGCTGGTGGCCAAGAAGTATAATAACCCGGCGTACCTTCGCGGGCGCGGTTCCTTATCGCCGAAGGCGGCGAAGGTGCTGGTTGCGCTTGCGGAGGCGACGCACATCGGAAGTATTGAAGTGAACGGCAACCGGGTGACCGTAACCGCCCAGAGTACGTGGTATGATGAGAAAGTCGGGGCGGAAGTGGCGGGCGAGTACCGAGAAGTGACGCTGCCGGAACTGTACTGCCGTCAAATCCCGATCAAGCGAATGGTCGAGGTGCTAGACGACAAGGCGTTAGGGTGGGAAGTTCTTCCTCTTTCAAGCAATCCGAAACTGAAGACGCTGAAAGAAGCCAACGCGAAAGACTACGTTGCGTTGGTAGATAGCCCACACGGCGGGTATGAACTCTTTCGCTTGAGGAACATCGACGACGCACACTGGTACAGCGTCGCCCAGTTGCGGTGTGGGCTTCGGCTGTTCGGGAAGCACTCATCCTTGATCGTGCGGCGAAGCAAAGACGGGTGGTTGGCGTTCGGCGATCAGTTTGGCTATACGTTCGCAATCACTCCGTTCGTCAAACACAACTAGCCACCGACACAAACACCAGAACCGCCGGACGCGCGTCCGGCGGTTTCTGTTTGTTCAGCAGTGTCACAACACCGTATAGAAAGAAAAGAAGATGATGTGTTGTGACGGCGGCGCGCGGGCTTGACAATTCGGCGCGCGTGTGGTATACTGGCGGCGTAGTCGATAATCAGAAAGGAGTACACCGATGTCGAAACGACGATCTCAACCAAAGCCCCAACCGGCGCGTGAAATCGTTATCGCCGCCGGTCAAGACTACCGCATTTTGTACGACCGCGAGACGCGCGACTACGCGGTCGAGTACCGCGGCGAGCCGGTCGGCTGGCGACCGACCGAAGCCGAGGCGCGCCGTCTGGTCGAGGCGCTGCGCTACGAGGACGCGAAGCGCGCGTAAGACGATCCTCCTCCTTCTCCTCCTCCCGGAAACCCCGCCGGCGTCGGCGGGGCTTCTACTTGTTCAGCAGTGTCACAACACTCGATCTTCTTTTATTTATACGCAGTGTTGTGACGCCCACGCCGCGATCTGGCGTACAAAAACACGGGGCTTTCCCGGTATAATTAAAATGGACGGGTGGACATCGACCCGTCTAGAGAGACGTAGGAGGGCATCACGTGAACCTTCCCTTTTCGAGACCGCTGGACAAAGTGACCTGCGGCGCGCTGGCAGCGGCGACCGTCATCCTCCTTGCCTGGGCGCTGCGCGAGTTTGCGGGGATTGATCTTCCCGCAGAGGTGCAGTCGGCGTTGACGGTGATGATCGGGTACGTCGTTTCGTATCTCGTTCCGCTGAACGAAGCGGAGGCTAAGGAAATCGCTCAGACGTTCTATCACAAATGACCGTAGACGAACTGCTGACAGACGAAGCCCGCGCTGCGGTGTTGCGTGCACTGCTGATGATCGTTCTCGATGAGGACGTTCCGGCAAGCGCGCGCGTTGCTGCGGCGCGGCTGTTTCTGTTGCAGTTTGAGAAAGCCTCAAACGCCGGCGATGCGGTGGTAATTGTCGATGAAGCGACATCCGACACAACAGTATGAGGTACGCCTTCCACACCTGCACGCCGACCAGCGCGCCGTTGTGGAACAGACCCGCAACGCGCGGTTCGTGCACTTGCGCGCCGGTAGGCGGTGGGGGAAGTCTCATCTGTTGGCGCGAATGCTTGCAGAAGCCGCTTTGGTGCAACGCCAGACCGTCGGTTATTTTGCGCCGACCTACAAATTGATACTGCCGGTCTGGGAACAAGCGCGCCGTGTGTTGCGGGTGGTTGCCAACGAGCACAAGACGGAACGGCGGATTGATACAACCACCGGCGGACGGATCGAGTTCTGGTCGCTCGACAACGAGAACGCGGGGCGGTCGCGCGGGTATGATCTGATCGTCGTAGACGAAGCGGGGCTTGTTCGGAACTTAGAAACGATTTGGCGAGAGAACCTCATTCCCGCACTCCTCGACCGGCGCGGGCGTGCGGTGCTGGCGGGTACGCCGAAGGGGCGGGGTGGTTTTTGGCGCGTCTATCAGACCGCGCTTGAAGACCCGCACCATTGGGCGACGGTGCGGCGTTCGACCAACGACAACCCGCTTCTCGATCCGGCGGACATTGCGTTGCTGCGATCTGCAATGACCGAACGCGCCGCGCGTCAAGAACTCGACGCCGAGTTCTTAGATGACGGCGGTGCGGTGTTTCGGAATGTGCGCGCGTGTGTCGGGGCAACCAGGCGCAGCAACGAGGCGGCGATTATCGGTGTGGATTGGGGAAGGTATGAGGACGCGACGGTATTTGTTGCGCTTGACCCACAGACGCGATGCGTCGTTGACGTTGAGCGTCTGGTTGATGTCGATTTCGCAACCCAGCGCCGCGCGCTGGTTGCTTTCTGGAAGCGAAACGGCAGCGGCGCGGTGATTGCCGAAACAAACAGCATCGGTGCGCCGAATGTTGAGGAGTTACAACGCGCCGGGTTGCCCGTCCAGACATTTACAACGACGGTATCCAACAAGCCGCTGTTGGTGGATACGCTGGCGCTGGCGCTGGAACAACGAACGGTCGTTCTGCCGGAACTCGATTGGTTGCTCAACGAATTAGAGATGTACAGCGTTGATATTACCGCATCCGGTCGCACCCGCTACGGCGCGCCGAACGGCTGCCACGACGACGGCGTGATCGCGCTGGCGCTTGCGGTGTGGGGCGCTGCGCGGGGCGCTGAGGTGCTGTTTGATGTCTAAGCCGGCTGCACAACTCGTACTGTCGCCGTCTGAGCGCTACGACATCAAGGCGCTGAACCTTGAAGATTTTCTTCCGACCGCGTGGACAAGCGTGTTCACCGGCGACGGCGACGCGGTGGACGTAGAGACGGCGTATGAGCGCGTCGCGGTGGTGCGCACGGCAGTGACGTTGCGCGCCAATGCGCTGGCGTCGCTGCCGTGGGAGATCACCACCCGGCGCGGTACGCCGGTCGCGTTTGACGCAGAGCGGCTGGCGACGCTCATTCGCGGGATTGAGATTGATTTGTGTCTCTACGGCGCGGCGTATCTCCTGCGCGATCCGGCAGCGCCGCTTGGTCTCCGCCGTCTGCACCCGCGCACCATCACTCCGATCACCGACGCGAAGCGCGGGCTGGTCGGGTTTGTCCGCCGCGCGAACAACGCCGAAATCCGGCTTGAACCGGAGACGGAACTGCTGTATCTCTGGGAACCGTCGGTGCGCGGCGAGGTTGAGCCGGGCGTCGGATTGGTGACGACCGCGCTGACCCAAGCCCGCGCACTGCTGGCTGCCGAGCGCTACCAGACGGCGTACTTCGAGCGCGGCGCGGTGCGCCCGACGGTGTGGATGTTCGCCCAGCGCCCGACCGACGCCGAGCGGTCGCGGTTCGAGCAGTGGTTGAGACAGTTGGTGAGCGGTATTCGTAATGCGTTCCGACACCTCGCACTGTCGAGCGAGATAAAAACCGTCACGTTGGGAGATACGCTATCCGACGCAGTGCAGCCGGAATTGCTGCAACGTGCGGCGGAACTGATGCTCACCGCGTTCCAAGTCCCGATGTCGGTTGTCTTCAGCAGCGCGAGCAACTACGCGACCGCGCGGCGCGATTACCAGACGTTCATTCTTCTGACAATCCTCGCCCGCGCGCGCGAGATCGCGGCGATGCTGCAACCGCACTTCGCCGCGTACAACCAGACGCTGCGCTGCAACGAAGCGCGCATCGATGCGGTGCAGAATGAGGAGTTGGAGAAGGCGGAAGCGATCCAGCGCCTCACCGGGCAACCGGTTCTGACCCTCAACGAAGCCCGCGCGCGGCTTGATCTGCCGCAGTTTGTTGAAGACGCGGCAGACCAAGAACTGCTGCGTCTGCGTAACCGGTTGGCGATTGCGCGGGAAGCAGTTGCTGCCGGTCTCGATGTGAGAACAGCGCTGCGGCTGGCGGGCGTCAACGGCGCGGTACGTGAGGAGCCGGCGGACGTTGAAGCGAAGTCGCTGAAGAAAGACGAAGCCGAACCGGAACTGATGCCGCACGAGCGCCAACTCTACCGCGACCTCAAGCGCGCGTTTCAGCAACTACGCCAGGTAATGCTCGACGGCGCAGACGAGATTACGGCGCAGATGTTCAACGAGACGCTCTATCCCGCGATGCGCCGCAACATCGAAACAATTGCACGTCTGTTCGCAGACGAGATGCGGGCGGAAATCGGCGTCGCGGTCAACGTCGATGCGCTGCTTGCAGACTGGGCGGAAGAAGCGACGCGCCGCCAGGTGGAAGAGTTGCTCTATCCGTACACCCGCGACTACATCGCCCGCGCGGTTGCTGCTTGGCGACGGATGCCGGGGGCGGATCGCGCCGAACTCATCCAGATGATAGAACCGGTCGTTGGAGCGAAGCGTGCCGAGACCGTCGCCATCACCGCCGCGACCGAGGCGGCGACCGCGGGCGTGCGGGCGTACAGAGAAGGACTACGCGCCGAGCATAATCTGGAGTACGTGATGATCTGGGAAACCGCAAACGACGAGCGGGTGTGTCCGATCTGCGGCGCGCTTCACGGCAAGCGTGAAGACGAGTGGGGCGGGCGTTCCGGTCCGCCCGCACACCCGCGCTGTCGGTGCGGCGTCAGACTGGAGCGGGTAAATGCGGGTTAGCGTCTCTGTCGATCTC